CAGCTTCACCGCCATTTGCAGACCGTCCGGGGCGTCGTCATTCTTGCCCATCGGGTACTCGGTCATCTGCTTATAAAGTGTCTTGTGCTTCTTCGAGAACTTGATGTAGCCATTTTTTACAAAGGGCTGCAAGCTCTGAATGCGGGCGTCCTTGTTCTGGGTCGAGTTGATCTCAACGATTGGAAGGTACTCGCCCGCCTCTGCCGAGCGCTGCCGCATGATCTCCGCAAAGTAATATTGGAACTGCACCGTTTCGACGCCGAACTGATAATAGGGTCGCTTGTAGTCCCTTTTGAGGCGGCGACTCGCTTCCAGCGCATCCTCAATTATTTTGTCCGGCTTGCGCTTTTCGACATCTGCAATGAGGACATAGAGGAAGCCCGTCTTCGTGTCCTTGGCTACTGCGAAAATGGAGCTCGTGTCCGACTTTTTATTCTTGCCGAGAGACGGGTCATTTGCACCAAAGAACATGAAACGAGGGTCGGAGAAGTCCGGGATCGTCTTTCCGTCGTCATCGTAGAAGTCGAACCATTCCTCTTGAAAGGTGCAGCTCTCCGGGTCGATTGGATCGTTTTGTATCTCACTGTTAAAGCTCGCCTCGCCCTCGGATATGCGGATAACCATGAGATCATAGTAGGAGAGCTTCTCTTCCCAGAGAACGGCGGTTCCTTCTAACATTTCCTCTCGGTTTGCTTTGAAGAACTCCTCGGCGTCTTCCTGCCGTGCGTCGTTGGCGAGATCGGTGAAGATCCTCTCCCATGCGTCCCAGAGCCCCACGTTCTCGGCGAAGCTGATAACACCACGATAAACCGAAGTTTTATAGCTTGGGTTCTTGGCGACGTTGGCAAGCAGAGCGTCGAAGTGAAGCAGCGTCCCAATATACACGATGTCGGTGTAGGTATCGCCGCACTTTGAGACCGCCTTGTAATACCAGTTTCTCAGCTTCTTCCGCTGGTCTGGAGTGTTGACGTTCTCGTCATTTTCGAGGTCGTCGCAGACGATGAGATCGGGACGCCATTGCTTGTGACGACGTCCACGGATTTTCTTGCCGGAGCCGATCGCTTCGATTTTCACTCCGTTTGAGAGGAGTATGACCGATGCTTTCCAAACCTTGCCCTCGAGTTCCCCGAAGTCTTCCTTCAAGGCAGCGTTCTCTTCAAGCTCTGTTTTCAGATCTGCGAGGAAGCCCTCGGCCTGTTCGGAGCTATCAGAGAGAATGAGAATGTAATGCTTATAGGCGTATACTGCGGCGTGAAGATCGTCCTTGAAGGTGAAGGTCGTACTCTTGGCATGACCACGGGGCGCTTCGATTGCTCTGCGGCATCCGTCCGCCCGGTTGATCTCCTTCGCCGACTCCGTTGGGTCGAGCCCCTTCATGACGCCCTCTCTCCATATCCGATCAAGTTCGCCGTGAAAAGCCGGAGACTTTCTCACGAAGTAGTGAGCAAGGTAGGCCCTGCCGAAGTATTCGAGGTCGATCGCTCCGAGCTTCCGGCGTAACCCCTTCGGCCCGGTCAGCTCTTTCCCGGTCTTGTAGTCCCGGAGGAGCTGTGCCCGACGTTCGGGGAAGTTGTCGCCGCTGGTGACATACTGCTCGAAGATCTGCCGCTGATACTCACGGTTCGCCACCGCTTCACGGTCTTCCGGTTCGTCCAGCTTCTCAAGGTAGTCCTCAAGGTCAATCTTCGCCATCTGTGACCACCTTCTCCCTTGCACGAGCCAGAACGTCACGGAGTTCCTCGGTGAGTTCTGGGTGCTGCTTAATTGCTGCCATGAGCTCAACTTCCATCTGATCGAAGGCGAGCTCCGCTTTCTTCTTCATGTCCTGCCGGACTCGTTTCTCATAGGTGGCGTTGCGGGCCAGACTCGCAATGAGTCGCCCTGCCTTATCCAGCGGCATCTCGGCAAAGTCGTCCTCTGCCGTGCTCACTCGCTGCATAAGGCCATCCATGAGCACCATAGACGCCGCCTTTGTGTAGTCGAGATCCGGGTGGGACTCGACCGCTTGGGCGATCGCTTGCGTCCGCTGCAAGGTTTCAGCGACACGCTGGGCCGCTTGATTGGATCGGATAGCATAGCGCCCGATTGCGCTCTTGCTGATGGTGTGCCCCTCTTCCTTGAGCCAGAGGGCGAGCTCCTCGTAGGTGTTCGCCGTGTCAGTGAGCTTTAGGTCGAGCTGCGCCTTAATATCATCCGGGAGCTTATCGACCGTGGAGCTCACCCGAGTCCGGCGGCGTTCGCCCTTAGACATCGACGCCGGGGTCGTCGATCGTGCCCTCCACCAGATCGACGCCCTTCCTCGTCAACTTGATAACGGCGTCTCGGCGGTAGGCGTTATAGGCGTTTGCCGTGCGCCCGGTGAAGGCAATATAGCCCGCCTCCTCCAAATACTCGAGGTGCTTCGAGATGTCGGGGGAAAGGATAAGGCCGTCGCCAACGAGTGCGTTCGTGATCTGACGCACAAGTAGGGCGTTCTGATTGCCTTTTGCGAGGGCCCGGATGATATAGCCCCGAATTGCCTTGTTCTTACCGACTTCCTGCTCCTGTGCTTCGTCCATAAAAGCCATAGCTGTTTATTCCTCCTTCCCTTTGCCCGCACCATAGAGAAGCTGGTCGAGCTTGTCTTCAACTCGGTTCATGATGCGGATGTAATCTTCCCTTGTGACATAGAGAAGGGGGAGGTCGGCTTTGAGGTCGTTGAGCTTCTCCTCCACCTTCTCGATCTGTGTTGCGTTTTTCTTGTCGGCCTCCTCGAGCGTGGTGAGCGTCTTCTTGATGAAGAACGTCAGCGCTCCCACGACGAGGGTACAGAGCAAAGAGGCCGAGGCCCCGATGATGGTAGTAATTTGCGTGACGTCCATAAGCATCCCTCCTTACTCGGTTACAACAGAGCCGGACTCAAGCAGTTCCCTGTCGAGGGTGATATAAGGGTCTTCCTGCTTCACCTTGCGAACAGCGTCCTCAATACACTTGATGAGGTAGTCGTCAAAGCTGCCGAGGTTCTCCGTGATAACCCTCTGAGCCTCCGGGGTAACGGACTTCTTAACGTCCTCAAAAACTTCCTTTCCCAGCTTGAGCAGCTCCTCACGGTCAACTGTTCCGGCTTTGACTGCGTCTCTGAGTGCCTTCGCCGTGGTCTGTTCCATTGCGGACACGGATACCGTCGCAAGACTCTCGACATCGTCAAGGGCGTCGTTGAGTAGCTTGCGGGCCGCTTCGTCCTTGATCGCCGCCGTCTTCATCTTCGCCATGCTGACGCCGATGCGGATGTAGTACATCGCATAAGCCCCGAGCAGGGTGAGAACTCCGAGCGCAAGGTTCACCAGCAGCTCACTCGCCATTGTCTGAATACTTTCCATTTTGTCGTCCTCCTTCTGGTAAAAAAATAAGAGTATGAGCAGTAGCTCATACTCTTATGGTAAGGCATTTTCAAAGAAGTTAATATATGTAGCACTTCTGAGAAAAACCGCTTATTTAGTTATCTTCTTCTTGGTCGAAAAGATCGAAAAGTTCTAATTGTCCCTCAAGCCTTCCGGCTCCGCAAAGCTGCCGAACCCATCGCTCCGTGACGCCGTATTTCTTGGAGAGCTCCATGTGATTATACCCATTGAACTCTTCTTTGATCTGGGCGTCTCGGACTGGTCGAACGAGGCTCTCCGGCTTTGGTATATACAGCGTCGCACCACCGACAACTTCCGCCAGCTTAACAAAGTTTTCTGTCCCGATAGCTTCGGCGATTGCTCTGTAGTTCTCGGGGAGCATCTCGATCTTTAACCCTTTTACAAGGTTGTCCATCCTTACGCCCTCCTTTGATTATTTGTCGAGCATACCGTAAACTCTCCCGATAATGCCCAACGCCTCGCCGACCGTGATCGGCTGCGTGAGTTTCTTCTCCCAGTATTCCGGCGTGTTGATGATGCCAGCCTCTACAAGAGCGTTAAAGCCTTCTTTCTGCCACTTTGGAATATTGTCCTCTGGTTTCTCTTCGGGCAGCTCCTGCGGCTTCTGAGGGGGCTTTGTGCCCTTGATAGCATCCAGCAGTTCAAGGAGGCTCTTACCGTAGCCCTTGCCCGGTACGGCCCAGCCTTTCCCGTCGGGGTTATCCGCTGCGCCCAGCCACTCCACATAAGGGGCGGAGCCTCGGGTCACGAGATGAAAACGAGGGTCTACACAAGGATTGACAAGAGCTTTCTTCGATGCGTATGCCTTGAGGTGCTGGATCTGTGCCCGGACGCCGATGCGAGGAGTCGGGAAGGTTGCGGCCTCACC